ACTAAAGCTCTAGAACTTCCTTTCAAGGAAATAATGGAGTTGGTAAATGCAAACAATGGATTCTATTACAACAAACACTCAAAAGAAAAGCTTGACGGTCTCACAGGAAAAGTTTCTAGACGCATTATTCGGAGAAGCACAAGGAAACCCAAGACAAGCAGGTGAGATTGCAGGTTACTCAGAACATTCATATCCTAAAGTTCTGCGTAATTTAAAAGACGAGATTGTTAAAAGAGCAGAAAACTATTTAGCCATACATTCTGCGAAGGCTGCAACTAGAATGGTAAACTTGTTAGACGAAGATGGAACAACTCCACACGCTAGTATACGAATGGAAGCAGCAAAACAAATATTAGACCGTATTGGTATTGTAAAGAAAGATCAATTAGATATCAATATGAATTTAAAGCATGGTATGTTTATATTACCAGCTAAGAATGAACCAGAAGAATCAATTGTTACACCCGTACAAGATTAAAAGAAAAGCTAGAACTATTCCTTTTGGATACAAACTAGCAGAAGACACAGATTATATTGAACCTATACAATCTGAATTAGATGCTTTAGAAGAAGCAAAGAAATTTTTAAAAACATGTTCATACCGAGAGGTTGCTATTTGGTTATCAGCAAAAACGAAAAGATACATATCATATGTCGGACTTAGAAAAAGAGTTACCAGAGATACCGCTGCCAAAGCCAAAGAAGAAAGTAAAGACCAAAGCCAAGCAGTCGGCTAAGCAGGCAATAGCAAGAACACGTAAAAAAGTTGCAAAGGCAGAACAAACTTTACGTTCAGCTAAGATCCATGCAAAAAATGTCAAGGATAAATTGTTAACCATTGACAAAGTATTAGATGGAAAAGAACAGCAGCTTATAACCCAAGACGTAATAGACGAAGTTCCAGCAAACGTACAGGAACATCTAGCAGGTAAAGAGATAATCTTTCAACCTAACAAAGGTCCACAAAGAGATTTCCTAGCTGCATCAGAACGAGAAGTGTTTTACGGGGGTGCAAGAGGTGGTGGCAAATCATACGCTATGTTAATAGATCCTCTAAGGTACTGTCATAAAGAACATCATCGTTGTCTACTACTTCGTAGAACTATGCCAGAGTTAAGAGATTTGATTAATCATTCTCAACGATTATACTCAAGAGCATATCCAGGAGCAAAATGGAGAGAGCAAGAAAAAGAATGGAGATTCCCATCAGGAGCAAAAATAGAGTTTGGTTATGCAGAAAACATGACAGACGTATTACGTTACCAGGGGCAGTCTTACACATGGATAGGAATAGACGAACTTCCACAATATCCTTCGCCAGATATATATAATTTTCTAAGATCGTCACTTAGATCAGTTGATCCGAGTATACCAGTATACATGAGGGCTACAGGTAACCCAGGTAATGTTGGATCACAATGGGTTAAAGAGATGTTTGTGGATCCTATAGATCCTAATACAGCTTTTAACATAGAGATTTCTACACCTTCAGGAACAAAGTATATAACTAGAAAGTTTATACCCGCTAAGTTACAGGACAATCCTTACCTTATGCAGACTGATGATTACTACGCAATGTTATCATCATTACCAGAAGTACAAAGAAAGCAATTTTTAAACGGAGATTGGGATGCATTCTCTAATGCAGCATTCTCAGAATTTGATAGGGACTTACATGTTGTTGAACCTTTTGAAATACCTAAAGGCTGGCAAAAATTTCGTGCTGCTGACTGGGGTTACAGTTCTCCTGCTTGTTGTTTATGGTTTGCTATTGATTATGATAATAATCTATGGGTTTATCGAGAGTTGTATACCCAAAAGATTACAGCAGATATTTTCGCAAAGAAAGTCCTAGACCTAGAGAGTGGAGAATACATACGCTACGGGGTTTTAGACGCTAGTACATGGGCAAGACGTGGTGATATAGGTCCAAGCATTGCAGAAACAATGATTCAAGCTGGGTGTCGTTGGAGACCTTCTGATAGAACAGGAAGAAGTAGAATTAGTGGAAAGCTAGAAATCCACAAACGATTAAAGGTTGAAGATAAAGAACCAGGCATTCGTATATTTTCTAATTGTAGAAATTTGTTAAGAACATTTCCTACACTACCATTAGATGATAGTAACCCTGAAGATATTAATACACACGTAGAAGATCACGCATATGATGCACTAAGATACGGATGTATGAGTAGACCGATGCATACAAGTTACGCTAACAAATTATATAACAATACTAGCAGAACAACTAATTTTGTCCCCTCAGATAAAATATTTGGATATTAATGTGGGAGAAGATATGAAGAAGAAGAAGTTACCTAGTATAGATAAAAAGAATTTTCCTTATGAACTAGCAATGGTGTATTGGGAAGATATCGTTGGAGATGCAGGCTGGGCTGAGATTCCAGATATTAAAATTGCAAGCACAGCAATATGTTGCAGTTTAGGATATATAGTATTTCAAGATGATAAGAGAACTGTTATTATGTCAGATTTTATATTTGAAGATAATGGTAAAGTAAAAACAGGTGGTGGTTATACTACCTTACCAACAACAAACGTTTTACAAATAAAAAAAATAAAAATATAGGAACAATATGGAAATGAAATTTGACCCCAAGGCTAAAGTTAAGCAAGGTGATCTAAGCTCTACTCCTGAAGGTAAACAGCCTAATCAAGCACCTGGAGATTTATTAATATCTCCTAGTAAAGAAGATGTGCTGGCTAATACTGGAGATGGTAAATTTGGATATCATGAACCTAAAAAATTCAGAAGCCAATTAGATGCTAACTTTGATAAGTTGGCTGATGAGAAGGATTACTAATGGCTGACAAAAGCTATAGTTTTATGGAGCTTGTTGATGATAAACAACTTCAATCAGAAATAAAACAAGAAAAGAAAAAAAAGTTTAATGAAAAGAATCCACCAGAAAAGAAAGCAAAGTTTAAAGAAAAACTTAAAGCTCATTTAGTAATGGAAAGAAGAAAAAAAATGGGAGCTAAAAAACTTACAGATAGTAAGTTCTATGGCTACCAAGGCTATACAAAAAAGGAGAATAGCAATGGATATAAATAAAAGATACAAACACGGTGAACTTTCAGCTGATGTGGCTAAAGTTAAAAATGAAAAATTAGCAATAGACCCTAATTCAAAAGTTACTAAGGGTTCAACTGCTGGAGACAGCAATGATAAGCCAGGTGCTAAATCAAAAGTTGATCCATCAATATTTAGAATGGCTGAAGAAAGAGACTACTAGTAATGGCTCTTACTGACAACAAAAAAATCTATAGCAATGAACATCCTATTGCTAAAGTTAGAAATCAATCAGTTACTGATAATTTAAAAGTAGCTGATATATCTGGTAAAGATATAAATGCTTCTAGCATGAAGGGATACTCTTCAGTAGATTTAGATACTGCTAAAATGTTAAGCAATAATCCTACATTAACAAATGAAGAATTAAAAGCTTTAAAGAAAGCAGCTAAAGATAAAAAAAAGTTAGAGCCAACAGGACAATTTAAAAAGGACTAGATGGATAATAACGAAAAGGATAACTACGATCCGTTTGTAGGATACGTAAGAGAAAAGTTCCACCAAGCAGAAACAGCAAGACTTCAAGATGAGAAGAGATGGCTATCTGCTTACAGAAACTATAGAGGACTGTATGGTCCAGAACAAACTTTTCGTGATAGTGAAAAATCTAAAGTATTTGTTAAAGTAACAAAGACTAAGGTACTTGCTGCGTTTGGTCAACTTATTGAAGTGTTGTTTTCAGCAGGTAAGTTTCCAATTGGTGTAACACCCACAGCAATGCCAGAAGGTGTAGCAGAGTATGCTCACATGAAACCAGGTCAACCACAAGACCCACAAGCAAAAGAAGCTAAACCACAAGACCCATATGGTTTTCCAGGTGATGGTGGTGGAATACCAAAAGGTGCTACAGCAGAATCTTTAATGAAAGATCTAGCACAAGAATATAAGAATTTAGGTTTTGAAGAA